CCGAGCGGCACAAAAATGTAGCATTCAGCTAACATTCCTCGCCTTAGCGATCGGAGGTCCTTATGTCATATCAAAATATAGTTAGTGCATCGGGCACTGTAACAGCGTCCGCGGCTGCGGTTTATCGTCCTTGTACAGGATCGACTAACCCAGCGCGTTCTTCGTCTGTTACGTGTCCTTCGGCGTCTACGCAAGTAGAACAACCGACCATTGTCTCGAAATCACGATCTGCCCCTCAGGGTGGAAAGTGGTCAGAGATAAAGGCCAGCGGTCAGATTAAAATGACCGCGATGCACGCTACAACTATAATGACAGAAGGCGTCGTTTCCGGGGTCCAGAGGGGAGAAGCAAAAGCGGGGAGGTTTGTAACATCACAATGTTGCACAACCAATCCGAAACACTTCGACATCTTGGAGCTGACACCGTGGGACATAGAAAGTACTTGGACAGAACAGGGAGATTTTCTCTACTGGTCCAATAAGTACCCAAATGTTCCGCGGCACACAGTCCAGGTTGACCTCAACATGGAGGAAGTCGCTCGTGCACAAGCTAACGCTTGGGACGAACTTCTAACTACATGGGACCTTGGAACTGAGCTCGCAGAGCTCAATGAAACAATACGCGCGTTAACATCTCTGTTACGTGCGGCCCGCAACCCACTAGCTACCTATAAGGCAGTTAGAGCGAGGATCCTCTCACGAGGAAAACCTACCTTGGGCGCTCTTAATGAGCTCGCGGACGCCTGGTTACAGGTACGTTATGGGATCCTTCCTATAATGTACTCTGCCCAGGATATTGTTAAACTGTACGAAGAAAAAGACGATCTGTTTAAAACAGTTCGTCGTACAGTTTCCGGATCTTTAACTAATCCGGTCATCGACAGTGCTGAAGATTCCATATACTTCTACGAAACCGTGAATGGTTCAATCCAAACACGGGTTACTTGTAGAGGGAAGTGGAGCTCCAGCGCTCTCCGTACGGCTGGCCACATACGGATCAATCCTCTCACGATAGCTTGGGAATTAAGACCCCTGAGCTTCGTGGTAGATTGGTTCGTTAACGTGGGTGATTACCTTTCAGCAATCACTGGAACATGGGCCTCGTTAGCTTCACAGCTAAAAGGGTGTTCCGCCGTCCGTAAAAACTACCAGGTGGACACGTACCTTCATTATTATTACGATGATAGGTTTCACCTCTATTCGGAAGGGTCGACTACTACTTGCAACGGTAAATCTTATCAAGTTTTACCGCCTGCAGATAGTTATTTCGGTTCCATTCGATCGGGTGATATTCTCGTTCAAAGCCACTCTGTGGATTCGTACGAGCGTGTCCTTTTCAACCAACATGACCTAAAGCTGACTCTGTCTCCGTATCTTAACTGGAAACGGACTTTAGATGGATCAGCATTAACCCTTAAATATGCACAACAAGCCTTAAGGAGGCTTTTATGACAGATGTAAACACTCAGCTGCTTCGGCAGCTTAGCGATGGAGCCATCTACGCGGACCCCGCGGACCCGGACTTTTCTGTCCGGTTTAAGACAACTTCAGCACCGAAATCACTCAATGGTATTTCTACCACCAATCGTATCATCGAGGTCATTATTAACGACCTCAGTGAAGTAACGGTTGGGTCGGCAACAGGGGTTGATCCCTTGTCTGTCCGACTTCGTGTTTCGGGTTCGGTTGAATCGCATGCTCGACTTGTTGAGCTTGTAAATTCACTGGGCGGCAAGTTGAGTACTTGGACGAGCGAAAACGTGTTGAAGGGGTTCCCCCCGTCAACCGTGCCCGTAAATCCTACACCTTAAATCACAACCAGATCTAGGAGCTTCAAATGAAATCAAGCAAGAAATATCCGGATGTTCAGTCTGGGATTAACGGCTACCACGCCACTTTCCACGCCGGTCGCATGATCATTATCTTTGCGATCGGTGGGTCAGTTGGTTCGTGGTTTCCTCTCCAAGGCTGTTCTCCGGAAAGAATCGAGCAGATTCATAAGGAGTGCCAGAATGGTGTGATTCCAAGGGTAGAACCAAGTTCGTTTGAGGACTACCTCAAGGGTCTTAACTATACTTTAAAGTTAGTTATACCTTTGTAGGAGCCTTAGACGATGAGGGATTACTCAAGCACCATCAGTGCCTTCCAAGGGGTCTTATCGAAATTCGTCTTCGACGAACCGGTAAGTTTTCCAGAGGAATTCGCCCAAAAGCGATACCTCAAGAAAATGGAAACCCCCGACTCTCAGCGTTCCAAAGATAGGAAAACCAAGTGTTGGTTGGACTATTTGGCGAATGATGAGAGTCTCCCTTCAACTCTACGAATGCCATCCCGTGAATGGTACAAAGCCCGACACGCACTTCACAATGCGCTAGGGTATTTCCGCCATGGTAAAGGTTCCATTGACTTCCCAAAAGGAAGCGAAGTTAAACCAACTTCGGGTTGCAATAGCATAGAATCACGCTTATGCAAATCTCAGTGGACTGTAACCTATGACGCGTTTGATGACTTCTGTCAAATGTGTTATGCACACAAAGCTCTGAAGAGAGCTTTAAAGCGGCGGTATAAGCGTTGGTATGATAGGAAACAATTTATGGAGAAAATGTCCCACGCCGACCGAATCCTATACAATAGGTTCAGGACGGAAGAAGACGTTCCTTTTGCGATATTTCGATGGAAGTTAAGTCAAGTTGTTACCTTTACCCAAGGTAGCCGCTTTTCTTGCGTGCCAAAGAATAACGAGAAGGATAGACCCATTAATATTGAACCCCTATGTAACCAATTGGTTCAGAGACGAATAGGGAACGAGATCAGAACACTTCTTAGCGAGGTGTTCAATATCGATTTGGATACATTGGCCAAAAGCCATGAACGGATGATTTCTCTTCCGAATATATCTACTATCGATCTCAAAGATGCTAGCGACTCAGTGTCGATTGCACTTTGTGAGTTCTTGTTCCCGAGGTGGTTCTTTAACCTCTTAATGTCAGCTCGGAGCCCGTTTCTTTACGGGTTAGATAAATCGTACCATTCGACGAAAAAGATCTCATCGATGGGTAACGGATTTACTTTTGAGCTAATGACGTTAATATTGACATCTCTGTGTAGAACGCTTGATCCCGATTCCAGTGTCTTTGGTGATGATATTATCATCGACTCAGGAAGTTCTTCTAGATTGATACAACTTCTAGAAGAGGTCGGTTTCAGGGTGAACGTTGATAAGACGTTTACTTCTGGACCGTTTAGGGAGAGTTGTGGAGCTAACTTTCATTCTGATTTTGGATACATCAGGTCTTACGACTTTTTGTACCCTCAAACCTTGCAGGATTGCATGGTTGCATATAATAAAGCCCATCATTTGGGTCTAATATATGAATCGTTTGGAAAGCTTCATCGCGCTCTACATCGCTTTGTACCGAAAGCCTTGCAGGGGGGCCCCATTGTCGTTGATCTAATTAAAGAAAAACGATGGTGGGATCATGCGAACCAACTATTGCTCGAATCTCAGGAACTGTCAAATTTCTTTATGACAGGGACGGAGTTTGGTGGGAATAACGCTAAGACAGAAAATATTCGACGTACCGTTGCAGAAATGCTTCAGTACCCGTATACGGATGTACGTTCCTTTATTGGAATCAAGTATGTCCCTGATCTTAGAACTAAACACACCAGGAATCTTAGTAGCAAACACCATTGGGCTAAGTACGAAATGTACCTGCACAGTGGTCGAGCCGC